TAGGATGAAGGATTGAAATTCGGATATGGTTGTGCATTTGTGGAACGACCATTATTCTGTGTAAGAATTTCTAATGAACCAAAAAATTCAGCTGAATCCGTTAACTGGTCGGTACTAGCATAAGCATTAAGAGGTTTCCATGCTGGAGCTATTCCTGGAAATCCTACTTGAGCAGCAGAAAACCCTTCATCAATAATATTAGCATCTTGGAACCCATACTCCCCTTCGTTGCTATTTGTGTTCTGTAAAGCGCCAATATAAGGTACTTGTTTGTACCCACCCTCAGCACCGTATTGGTTTAAGGGATAAAGTAAGTTGGCAAGAATTGGTGTATCTATTAGGGAATCGTCAGTGTCAACTGGGGACAAATCCCTTTGAATAGTTTCGTAGTTATAGGGGGGGTCTGGTATCTTTGGTGATTTTTTGTAAGGTACTAAATTTCTTACTACAAGTTTTTTTCTGAAAACTTCTGAACTAGGGAAATCTAGTGGGCTTGCCATTATAACTTTTTATTGATAAATAGAAGTTTATTATTTTTTTTCTAAGGGTTTGATTAGTCCCTCTGACATCCCTTTGATAATCTTAAACATTTGTGTCTGTACTTCTGGGTTGTTAAAAATGTTAAATACTTGTTGCTCTGTTAAGTTTGATGGGGAATCCACCTTTATATTAATTGTTCCTCCAACAGCAACTTGTCCTGAAATTGTTGTTTGACCTCTTTGATTTTGTTGTTTTTGATATTCTTCCCAGCTTGAATATCTGTTATCTGGAGTTGTTCCTAGAACATTTTGAATTTTTTCCCCTCTCTCAGTTACTTTATTAAAATTTTCTATGATGTTATTCAACCTTGTGCCCAAATTTAAATCGATACTTTCGTTCATCACGCTATTAAGCAACTCATTTTTAAGCTCTTCTAATGATGTTTTGCCCATTATAAAATCGTTTGCAACATCACCAAGCTTATCCCCAACACCTTGGAAAGCTTCTCTAAATTCTTTAGTTGTCGGAATTTGATTTTCACCACCATATGCTTCTTTGGTAAATTCTTTGAAGCCGTCTCTCAAGGTTTCAATACCTCGTACTAAACCAGTTTGACCAGCAAGTGCATAGCCTAAACTCATTGGAAGTGCTGCTATGTCTCTTTGTATCAATTTGTCGGTATCTAGTTGTGCTCTTGCCAAATCTTCCATGGTTTTGGGCTTGTTTGCTTGTTGTAATTTTATCTGCTCAAATTGAGCTTGTGATAAATTTTCTAAAGCTTGAGTTTGTTTTTTTCCTGTTTCATCCTCAAATTCAACATAAAATTTTCTATTCTCACCCATTTTGGCCATGTTGGCTACAAGCATTTTGTCTTCTTCACTTCCTTGTATACCAAACGAAATTTGACTGAGTCTTCTATCCATGTCGGAAGCGGCTAAAGCGGTTTTAGTCATATTTTCAAAACTAAGACCTGTCTCTGAGGCAATTTCTTTTAGGAGACGAATACTTCCTGGATTGATTTTAAAATTACCAGTGGCTTCATCAAAGTATGTGAATTGTTTGGTCATTTCGATAATCGAATCTTGTAAACCTCCTGGGTCATTAATAGATTTGTCCATTAAAACAAGTGGGTTAACCAAATCCCCAGTAGCAACACCTAATCGTTGAAATGCCGCAGCCATTTGAATTGCCCCATCTGGATTCATTACTTTATCTGCAAATTCAACAGTTTGTCCCATGTCAAAACGTAACATAGAAGCCTGTGCCGCCATTTTAGTAAACCCAAGTACCCCTCCCTCAAAGTTAAACCGGTTCATGTCTTCCATCCTTGTTAAGACGGATTCCATAACTGTTCTTGCATTTAGACCCAAGGATTGTATGTAATCAACAGATTCTTTTGTAGTTTCAGCAACGTCGGACATTTCAACCCCGATTATAGCAAAATTTTCAGTGAGTTTTGCGCTTGTAGTTTCAAGGTATGTTGCTGTGGCAAAAATTTCCTTAACAGTTTCACCTGTAGCAACAACATTTCTTCTTGAACCTTCAGCTATTCCTGCAATTGTAACACTGATGTCACTAGCTTCACCTCCTAACCTTACAAAATCAGCTACGTTGTCCGATACAACCTCAGCGAATTCTAAATAACGACTTCTAGTTTCACCAAAGCTCCTATTGATATTGGAAATACCATCCTGTATTCTTCCAATGTTACCTAAAATATCTGCTGATTCACCTAGGAATTTTTTGAAAACTTCATCTTCCAAATTTGGATTATCGGCCATACAATTTGTTTACAATATAAATAGAAGTGGAATTATTTTTTCTCTTTTTCTTCCACCCACTTATTCAACATATATTTGCGAATAAATATTGGCATTCCCATAAAATCAGAATAAGAAATATTGAATAGTTGGGAAAGGTAATAATATTCATCTATTTGATTCTGCCGGTAATCAGAAGAAAGGGCGAAAAAAGTCAACCCCGAAGCCGACGTTCACAGACAGCTTTTCTCCTGACGGGGCAATAACAACTCGAACCATATCTAGTTTTGGTTCATTTTCAATCATGAATTTTTTTATGAATTTAGAATCTGCGAGGGGCATAGTTTCTACAAATTTTTGTAATTCTGCCTTGTCTGAAATGCCCTCAACCACAACTATTTCTTTTTGCAAACGCCAGGTTCTTGCTGGAGCAATTCTACCTTGGGGATATGTTTCTATTAGATTAGTAATTTCATTACTCTCTCCAAATGTTAATGGTTTTAATTTAATATTTTTTCCTGTAACTGGGAGTGTCACTGAAAAAAGCCCATCTTCGTCTGGAGATATTCCACGTTTTATGTTTAGTTCATCTAATCTTTCCGTAGCCTGAAATGATTTACCAGTTTTTGGGTCTTTCAGATTAAGTTCTATCGTAGGACCAAAAGCTGTATTTCTTAAAAAAATTAATATAGCTTCTATATCTCCTTCAAGTAATTCTTCAGGTCTAATTCCTGGTTCGTAGATTTTAGCCCTTAGTAAATTTAGGGTCATATCTTTACCCCCAGCGATAAGGATGTTTTCATCACTTGCTGTTAAATACCCCACCTTGATGGAACCCTTTTTATTTTTATAAAAAGTTCCTTGAGAGGGGAGTGGTACTACGTCATGAGGTAGTGAGAAATTCTGTTGTGAGTAATTTAAAGTTTCTTGGTCCATAATTAAAAAAACCGTAGAGTTCGGCTCTACGGTTAAATATACTCAGTAAAAAAAATAAATAAATAATTTAGTATATCAATACACAGCGGTCCATTCTTAAGGTTGCTGAAATTGTAGCTAAGCCATCTTGAGAATAGTTAAGGGAATTGAAGTTTACATCTGTAAGGAATGTTCCGTAAAGAATCCACTTTTCTACAACTACACCCGTTGGGTCGAGCATTTCGAGGTCAATATCTTTTTTATAACCTGCAGCATATCCCATACGGCCTGTTACCGATTCTGCGTGTAAACGGACCCACTCCATTAAAGCTTGTGCTGCAGAAGGACCGATTGGGTCTCGGAATGTAACTGGTATTGTTTGCCAGTTAAATCTGCCTGCAACAAATGTTGAGGTGTTTAAAAATTGTATTTCTGTTGGGTTAATCGTAATGTGAGGTCTGGCAGTAGATTCTACGAACCATTCATTGATACCCAAAGATGAAGGAAACCTTAAAATAAACCTATTCTGTCTTTTAGGTTCGTAAGGAATCGGCATTTTCATTAATAAATCCGCCATTGTGTTTTCTTATTTTTTTACTTTTATCGTTTATTATAAATATACCCATGGTTGAAAACTTTTTCTCTTTACTTTTTTTTCGCGATTGGTAAAATTTACATATAAGTATTAAGTATTAAGTATTAAGTATTAAGTATTAAGTATTAAGTATTAAGTATTAAGTATTAAGTATTAAGTATTAAGTATTAAGTATTAAGTATTAAGTATTAAGTATTAATATAGTATTATATTAATTAGTTCTTTTTAGTTAATTAATTTCTTTCTTAATACCTCCTTTAGTAGAATATAGTTTAATAGGTTCTTTAATACTATTAAAGTAATTCTTAATACTATCTACATTTTTTTCATCATCATCTGAAAATCCTATTGTGGGTTTTTTTGGGATGAATTTGTTTGCAACGTCCTTTTTAAGAAAAGCTGCTTTTTGAAGTGTTACAGCCATGGCTTTTACATAATTCACAAAGTTAGCCATAGCCAAAACTTTTGCATCTTCTGGGCTGGCAGCAGCGTCTTTAACACCAAAACTAACAGGATTATATTTATTCATCTCCAGATAAGACCAAATCAATTCATCATCGGTCATCTTATCCTCTTCCGCAAAATCTCTGAATTTTTTTAGATTTTTAGTAAGCTCCTTTTTTGAAATACCGCCGAAGTTTTTATCGATGTAATTAAAAATTGCTTGCTTAATGGTCTCAGGATTATGTCCCCTTGCAGTAATAATTGCAAAAATAGACCCATTGTTGACTGCTTCTTTAAAGTCGTTCCATGCTGGACCAAGTTTTGCTTTCAGGGAATCAACTAAAAAATCTTTGTCTCCCTCTACTCCAAAAAACCGGAAGGGGTCTGGAGCAAAATCTGTCACTATTGTTCCATTGTATTTAAAATTTTCCTTGCCTATCCTATTTCTGTAAGTGGCGAAATCCTCTGTAGACATTGGAACTTTATTACCAGTAATGTCTAAGAGGATTATTTTTGTGGGCATGTGCACCAGGTTATCGTCCCAATCAAATGCATAGTATTTGAGGTCTGGGGTTCCAGTTTTGAAGGACGATGCTTGTTTCGTTTTCATTTTTGGTAAGACAAAAAAAGGGTGGGAAATTCATTTTTCCCACCCCAAAGATATTAAATATTTTCGAATGACGCACCAGTAGGTGTAATCAAAAACTCAATATCAATAAATTCTAGTGCCTTAGTAGGTTTAAGATAAATTTTACCCGTGAGCGTATTTCTATCCAAATCTTCTGGTGTTGAAGCAACAGTCACACGGAAGTCGTATAGACCGCGGTCTCTACGTATAGCATCCAAGATTGGGTTTACCGAATCCAAGAACTGCTGCCTTACAATTTCATCATTTTGTTCGAAGAGTAATCTTACTGCGACAGCAGAAATTAACTTCCTAGCTTGTAACAATAATCTTCTTACATTCAGACGATTAAGAGCAGTGTCTCTTATCTGAAGAGTTTTATTACCCCAGATTACAGTTCCTACATCAGAGAATGTAGCAATCGGATTAATTCTACCTTGGTAAAGAGTATCTCTATCTTCCTGGGTTAATTTCAATCTAGCTTTAACAGAATTGACAAGACCTCTAGTATAACCAGCTGAAGCAAACCAAGGGAATGAGATATTGTCAGTTAAAGCAAGGTTTCTACAAACTTGTCCTGTTGGAGGTATGTAAATTTGTGTATTATTGACAGTATCCCTTTCGAGAATCCACGGATAGTAAGTCGCAGTATACGAAGAATCAATTCCAGTATTATCTAAGTCATCAACAGCTCGCTGAGGGTAAACTATTTCATACTGTGATGTACCATCCGGAACATACATGTTATAATCAGGAGTTGTAACAATGTAGACAGCATCTGCTCTTTCATTCTCAACCATTCCTATTGCTAATTCACAAAGATTAGAATTATTAATATAATCAATTCCTGGTGTAGCAAAAACGTTAATGTTTGTAGATTCAGGATTGTTAAAAGTTAGTTGACCCAATAGATAAGCGTAATAGTCGGTGTTAGCAAAGTCCTGAGTGTTGTTTTCAACAACAATTCTCTTAAATGTACCATCTCCAGAAGCTGTAGGATACCTTTGTGTTTGTG